CGCCGGGGGCCTCACCGGTGTTAAGTTTTTCTATCTGCAACGTACAAGGGTCATTGGAAACGGTGACGTGCCTTTCCTGCGCGGAAACTACTTTGCAGGCCGCCGGGGCGATCCAAAACGTTTTTGCTGCATCCGCAGCCGCCACCTGCGGATAAGTTACCGTGAAGCGTTCGCCCGGGATAAACTGCGGTGCAAACAAAACCAGCGGGTTTACAACAAAGGAATTATCACACAGCCGCACTCTGGCCACCGCCCCCGCAGCTAGTTTAGGCTCGGTTGCCCAACCGGCAGGAATGGTGCCGACAGCGACATTGGTAAGATTGGTTGCAACCGGGTCCCAATACAACGTGGCTCCTACAGCAAACGGAGCATTATTAATTGCCGGCAGTTCAAAAACGCCCGTGGTGTAAACCGATCCAGTTGCCCCTACGGCAATGTTTTCCGCCGCAACCCCGATTCGGTTCGTTAAATTAACTACGCTTCCGTACGCGATCGGCACCCCGCCGCCGTTCAGAAAATCAATTACGTCACCTTTTTGGATGTAAGGCATTTAGTTTTTCCTCCTCGAATTAAAATTTGAAAGGAGCCTATTGACTAGGCTCCAGCGTTCATATACAGGCCACGGTAATCGAGCACGGTTACACCGTAATCGATGTAGATTCTCCACTTGATACCAAGGAAATCAAACCCGACCTGGCTTTCCAGTTTGGGCATATCGTCGCCGTTGAGGTAGGTTACCTCGATGGTGTCAATGTCAGCCGGGTCAGCAGCCAGGAACCATGGGAACGGTGCCGGTGCTCCAAGCACATCAAGCTCAGCATCAACCACTAGTTCAAGAGTGCCGGGGAACGGATTAATCACGTTCTGGGCAGTGGCCACCAACACGTTCGATAGGAACTGCTGGCCAACAGTCTCCAGAGCCGCAGGCACAATCAAAAACCGCGGGCCGATGTTCAGGGTCTCGTTACCGCGCAGGTTGGTCTGTGTGCGCATGGCTGCACGACCAAGTCCAACGGGACCAACTCCAATAGCCGCATTAGCTGCCGCCAGGTTGTTGTGCGGCGCGCCGGCGGTAAATAGGTTCTGCCCGTCAAAAATAACAGGGTTTGTCCCGAGCATCCGGTATACCAGCCGGTTAATCCCTCTGCCGGCAGCTCTTACGTATGCCTCCGGTACCCTGGTCAGGATTCCAATGTCATCGTTAATAAGAGCCTGCCGGGTAAGGCCAAAGGACCGGCCAAAGGTTGCGATTGCCTTGTTTACCCCTTGATCTCGCATTTCATCAAACTTGAACTCTCCACTTTGAGTCATTTGAACCAGGTCCCCAGCCTCGGAAATCTGGTAATGGGTAGCGCCTTTGAAATCAGGGTTACTACCACGGCCTGTCCACCGTTGATAAGTGGTTTGGGCTGCCCGGTATGCTGTGGCCATGCTCTTATTAACCGCATTGCTAAGCACGCCGGCAAACTGGCTGTCAGGGCTCAGGGCCTCACGGAATAGAGTATCATCGTCCAAGCGGTGGGCATTAGCCCGGCCTGTCCTGGCCAAACAATCAACTGCCAGGTCACGCAGTCTCATGCCACGGAAATCCCTGGCGCCGTCGGCCGGCTTCTCGATAGTCATGCCGGCACGGAGCAGAATACCGTCGGCGGCCGCTTCCCTGACCTTATCGGCTTCTTCCTGCCCGGTGCGAATACCTGGAACACCACCGGGGATGGGCTTCAATCTGGTTCTTACGGTTTCCAACACTGCCGCACGAACCTGATCCATGGATGCACCTTCGCTGATAAATTGAGTAGGATCAACCTCAAAATCACGACACATAGCGGTAATCTCGGTCACACGCTGGCGCTCAGCTTGTATTGCCCTCTCGGTTGCAGCCTGGGCCTCAGCAGCCCTTTCCTCTTCGGCAATGTCAGCTTTAAGGGTGTCAATCTCCCGCTGCAGGGCATCAAACTCGGCTTGTTCCTCCGCGTTTAAGTCGCGCCCCGCAGTCCTTGCGCTGCCTACAATCTCTTGTTGTCTCAGCAGCTTCTTCTTGAGCATTTCTTTTTTGTTCATGCCTTGTAGCCCTCCTATAAATACAAATTTTGATTTATTTGAAGCTGCCGCTCAAATATTGATCGGCTGCGTACATCCCTATGGGGGTCGGGCTGTTCTGCTTCCCTGCCGACGCCGACACTATCGTCAGCCGGTACAGAAACAATTGATATCTCCAATGGCGCCCACTTTGTTGCCACATATGCGGGGCCGGTAAAGCGCCCATTGCTTGACGTTTTCCCAGCCGTCACCTCTTCCCAAACATCGACCCGGTATCCCACAGAGGTTCCTTTAAGTGTCTTGTTCTGGACCTTTTTAAATATGCGCTCGGCATCCTCGTCATCATCAAAAACAATATCCGCATAAGTTTTTCTCTCGGCTGTATCCAATCTGGCGTTTTCTGTCCGGCCAATCACGTAATCGCGCTTATGGTTAAAGAGAGCCACACCAATATTGTTCAGTCGCTCAAGATCTACGCTTTTCTCGTCGTGCTGTAGAATTTCCTGACCGTACCACCGGGAGACGGGCTGCTCGGAAGAAAAAGAAACGGTGATACGCCTTTCTTCGGCTTTCACCGCTCGGATATCATAACTAACCATCCTTTCCGGCTGGAATCCCGTTGTCGGCTTTTTGCTCAACATCTTTTTTACCACCTCCCCCCGTAACGTCTATACCCAGCTCTTTTGCCAGCGTTAATTCGGCCGCCCGCTGCTTCAGCACATCCCGCCAATCCTCACCGCGCTCAGCACATAGCCGGGCAAGAGTGTCCTGTCCGGTCTTAAGTGCCTTTTCATTAGCCGTAACTTCTTTTAGCGGATCAATCCAGGACCAGCCCGGGGAAATCCAAACGTGCTTAAGATACCTGCGCTTGTCCTGCCAAAAGTTAGGCAGGGCAAGCTGACCGGAAAGCACGGCCGAAATCACAAACTCGGTGTAAACCTCCTGACAGAAGTGCTCAATCAAAAACTGCTGCCAAATAGAATACGTCCGCTGATCCTCAAGTAAACCCTGCCGTGCACTGCTGTAATTCACTTGCGACATATCACGACTAACTGCCTCGTAAGATAACCCTTGACCAGATCCGGCAAGCCGCTGCTGGGTGCTTATGAAGTCCTTAGCGCTGGTAGCTTGGCCGGAAGGGGTGACGGCAGTCACGCTCTCGCCTGGCTGCAGCTCCTTTATCATTCCGGGGCTGACCGTTGTCTGCTGGTACCCGCTTTGACTGTCTACCCGCCCGCCGCTGACTCCCCTACCTACACCTGCAGGGGTTTGTTTTGTGATAAACACCGACAAGCATGCAAGGATCCGTTCCTTGACCGACACGGCCTCAACAAACTCGTTCACGTCCCGCACGCGGGGTACAGTTTTCGCCAAAGGGGACATTTCCCGGATCTGTGAGGGCCGGTGCTTTTGCCAGAGGTATATAATGCGCTTTGCAGCTATTCGCTCTGACTGCCCGGTCCAGAATCCATCCGGCGTATATCGTTTGAGCCAGTAGGCAACCGGTTTATTGTATTCATCCAGTTCGATACCATTGTAGACCCGGTTTTTTCTGCCGAGTCCGGGCAAGGAATTTATTGAGGTGTCCAGTTCGTCAACCTCCCGGGACTGCAAAGCAAAAGGCACTATGCCGCCCTGGATGTAAGCCTTGACGAACAGGATCCCGCCGTCAACCTCCAGCCGACGCATGGCCATGCGCTGCATCTCGGCAAATGATTGCAAGCCGGTCACGTCACAGTTCCGCGGTCTACACCATTCGGAAAATAGGTCCTCTATTTGCTGGTTAAGCTCATCGTCGTCATCGCCATCGGGTTTCTTTACCTTTGCCTGGAGTTTTATCCCGGTCCCGACCACATTCCTTTCCAGAGGGCTTATGATCGCCTCGGCAATATCCGAGTTCCTCTCCAAGTCCCGCGCGCGGGCGCGGATGACATCGCGCTGCGGTGAGTCGGTCTGTTCTGCAGTGGCGTTCACCTGTGTCCAGCCGGAGTTCAGCCGGCCGGTATCGCCGGCATCATAAAAGCCCCTCACGGCCTGGCGCCAGGCTTCACGCCTGTACGCCCATGACGGGCTGAGAAAACCTATTGCTTTATCAAGCCAATTCAATCCATCACCTCCGATCAAACACGGCAACAAACGTATCGCCGGCAGTTTCTTGTGTAAGCCGCTGCTGTAGTTGTCTGCGTTCTTGGTAAAGTATCGAAAGATCAGGCCGCCTCAGTCGCCGGCTACCGATGGTATACTCCTGGGCGCCGTTCTCGATCGCACCTATTGCCGTGTTTATCTGTGTGAGCTGTTCTTGTGTCGTCATCTTAACCACCCGCCTTTCTGGTTAAGCCATGAGTTACCGGTTTTAATAAAACCATCTCCCGGGACTTCCTGCTTCGGCAGCTCCGGTTTCGGCTGCTCCTGGGCTTGCAGTGTGAGGTATCTCACATGCAGCAGGTCCGCCGCCAGGGCCGCATACACTTCCGCGTCAAGGTAGTGGTTGGCTGCGTGGGAGCTTTTCGGCCGCCACACCTCTACTTCGCGCGCGCCTTTTTTCTCGATTACTTTTTCCTCGGCGCAGATCTGTTCAGCATAATCCCGGTCACATCCCTGGTAAACCATCCAGGATCCGGGTCCGTTTGGCCTGTTGATTCTACCAGCAATCATGTCTTTGTACTGGCCGCCGTCCACCAGATATAGGCGCATGCCGTGAGCCTTGCTATCCGTCCTGTCAATCGTGCTAATCCGGTACCGCGATAATAACGGGTTCGATGAGCCCTTGACCGGTACCGCCCATTCCTGGTTGATAGCGATAAAATCATATACCTCATCGGTACGGTCACCAGAGTCAACCGCGCAAAGGTTAACCTGATAGTTATTCCCCAACCGGTCAGCAAAAAGGGTATTCATGATATTTTCAACCTGATCCCAGGTCTCAGCTATACCGTGAGCGATATTCCAGCTGGTCATTGCGATACCCCAGGCCCGTATCGTCCAAATAAAATAATTCTTCTGCACGTCCACGCCACCAGTAATTAGCAGCGTTCCATCCGGTACCATGCCCTCTTCGTAACCAGACTGGCGCTCCAGGACCTTATCAGAGTTCATTTTTACCTCTGTTTGCTCCCAGGGCTCAGCAAGCCAGGAGTTAACAAAGTTCATAAGCAATTCGGGGTATTTTTTGGACTTTAGAAACTCATAGGCCACATCCCCAAACCTTACCCAAGGGCTATAAATAGCATTAAGGTGAAAGGCCGTTTTCCTGGTCCCCTCGTTTTTTTCAGGCAACCACTCGCCAGCCTTAAGCATCCCCGGCTTATGACCATCGGATATGATCCCCTGGCACTGTTCGCACTCATAGTACGCCGTGGCCTGAGCGGCATCAGGTGTCTTTGCGGTCTTAGGCCATTTGATCTGCTTAAACCTAAATGTCTGCCGGTGCCCACAGTGGGGACACGGGACGTAATAACGCATCTGCCTGTCAGCTGATTCCCACTCCTGCCAGATCGGGCCGCTTTTCTTGGTCGGCGTACAGGTATGGACTATCTTTTTATTTGACGCATAGGTTTTGGTCCGCTCTCTGGCCAGGCTCTTTGGATCCGCCTCTTTTCCAGAGTGAACAGGATATTTATCCTCCTCGTCGAAAAGCAGGTACCGTATAGGCCTGGAAGCCAGAGACGCCGGGGAATTTGCCCCGCTGAGCACGACATACATTCCGTCGAACTGCAGCTCTAGCATTTTGCTGTCTTTGTCTTGATACCGCTGCCTGAGTTCTGGGCATAAGGTAATCATGGGCTGGACCCGGTTTTTGCTGGTGTACTCAGCCAGATCCAGAGTGGGATAAACAAATAGAGTAGGACTAGGATCCTGCTCGATGATGTACCCGACAATGTTGTTTAGGCATTCGGTTCCGCCCACCTGGGTGGGCTTTACGAATACAATCTCTTCAATCTCGGGGTCTGTAAAGGAATCCATAACCCCTTGCAGGTATGGAGTCCGCATCGTTCGCCAGGGCCCTGGTTCGGCACTGGTCTTTGCGTCAAGGATACGGCGCTTATCCGCCCACTCAGAAACGGTAAGCCGTTCAGGCGGTTTGAAAATCTTTATCGCATCGAGTAGCCAGGAGGGCCAGTTATCAGGCTTTGGTTTTTTTCTTTGGCGCTTTATAGACGCCATCAATGCTGATTTGTTCGAGGGCATCTGTTGTCAGCTCCGTTATCATCTTTTCGATCCTCCTGGCTGTGATGGTATCGACATAAGGCGAAACCTCGGTTGCTATCCGGCGACTGTACCCCAACATGGACCGTTTCAGGACAACAAAAAACCGCTTCAATGTAGCGGTTATCTCATCCTTGGGGATGTACTCCCCGCGGGCAATGGCATTATCAAAAGTGGCCTCTTCGGCCTTCTGCTTTTTGAGCTCAGCCTCATACTTGAGCTTCTTCATGGACAGCGACATCTCTTCGGCTTCGGCTTCATCGACAATCCTGCCGCCGCCGATGAGCCCCTTCCAGCGGAGGATCTCCCACAGCGGCCACCAGCCTCGGGCAACCTTGGGGCAGCCTTTAGCCTCCCAGTCGGTCAGCGTCTTGCGGCTTACTCCCAGCTGGGCGCAAAGCTCAGCTGTGGTAACGCAAAATGTGTCATTTATGGTTTTGTAGTTTTTGCTCATTTTGATTCACTCTCGTTTAAAAGTTAACCGATTTTTGTATTTTATACTGGGTGAAATGGCGGGAGCTCGTAGACCCGCCCTCCTCCCACTCCCCGGGAAGGACCCGCAAATATTTCTAAGTTCTTTTAGTGTTGCCATACACCCCACCTGAAATATTAGGACATAACAAAAACCCCGCCGATTGGCAGGGGCTTATCCTGTATATGTTTGAGCAGCGGACCACCATCCCGGAGATAATCCGGCAGGCGATTGGCAGGCACCTGGAGGAACACTGCACTGACCCAACCGCCTCCAAGTGAGGCGGTCCCCCTACGGGGTTTTTCTTTTCCCGTGAGGGGAACGGCGGTCAGCGTGCTGTTGGCGAAGTCCCAGCAGCGGAGCGCGCCGCAAAACTAAAAGGGCGCCCTCCGGCACCCCCTACTTGTCCCCATCGTACCAAGTATAACCCCACAAACCCGCTTGTGGTGCGCTACAGCAAGTTTTTTTTCAGCGCCGCCCGCACCGTGTACTCTACTATCCGATCCCACCACCGCGAAAATGTGCTCCTGGACTCAATCCAGGTGTCCGCTGGGTCTTTTTTTAGCCGCGCCGCTACTTCCTCCGCGTACCGCCATTGCACTGCCGCCGTCCAACCCCTGCGGCCACGGGCGAACCGGTACTCTCTGCGGAGGCGAAGGAATATCTGCATTTTCCAGGGCAGGCGGCGCTCTACGTCCTCGATCAGCGCCAGCCATGCGCCGTCCGCGTGCAGCTCTGCCAGCCTGGCCCCCTTGCTGCCGGTTGTGTCGCCTGTCGCTGTCCCCC